CGTCGCGGCAACGCTTCCGATTGCGCGCGGCGATCCCAGGCCGACGGCTATCATATCCTCGAGCGTGATCGACAGGGCCGAGACAATCTTAGGTGATCCGTAGGCGACAAGCGTAAAGTTCGCGAGTGTTGCGACCAGGCTTCCCGTCTTGACGAATGAAGGCTCTTGCGCCGGCGTTGCCTGGCATTCGTAGGTTGCTCGCGCCGGGTCGCTGTCGACCGTGACGATCGCCCACGACTGCCCTTCGATCGTTATTATGCTTTCTGGCTTCGGCTTGCTTGTGACGGACGCGGCGAGAATAATCGCCTTGCGATCTCGCGTCGGTATATTGTCGATCCCGCGAAGGGCTTCCTTGTATTCGGTGATAAGGGCGCGACAGGAATTAGTCACCCATTGAATGACGAAGCCGCCGCGACCGTCAGCCGTCTTTCCCGTCGCGCTGTAGATTGTCGCCGGCTTGAAGATCGCCGTCGACATAGCTTCGAAGATCAGGCTCGGCATTGCCGAAAGAAGGGTGACGCTTGTCGGGGTTGTGTCGCCGGCGGGAAGCGGAACGCGTCGCGCAGAGCATTCGAAAGTCGCGCCGACCGGGTCCGAGTTGATGTTGATCAGGCCCCAGGCTTCGCCGTCGATTACCAGAGTATCGCCGGCGGCCGGCGTCGCTCCGCTCGCGATCGACCGCCCCAAGATCAGGGCGCTTCGAACGCTCGCCGGTATTCCGCCGGCGAGCCTCTGATAATCGCTGTATTCCGTCACAAGGGCGCGACAGGCCGTCTTGACCTGCGCGCCTATGACATAGCCGCCCCGGCCGTCGGAAGTGCGCGGCGCTTGCTTGTAAAGAGTTGCAGCGCGACAGAGGGTCGACCCCATCGCGCTAGCAATCAATGCGTCAAGGCCGTTTAGAAGCGACACTAATTCCGCTCCCTGGCGGGAGGGGCGTTAAGGGTTTCCGGCTGTCAGTGTGAATGCCGTGATCGTCACGGGTTGGTTCAAGACGATCGTCGTCGTCGTCAATTGAAGGTCGCCGCCGCCGCCCGTCGCGCTAACTGTCCCTTGCATGACGACGGTTGTCCCATCCGATCTAAAGATCGTGAAGTATGTCGCCGGCGCGATGGAGGCGTTAGCCAGAGGGTCTTCCCACGTTCCCGACAGCGCCTTTTGTCCAGACGCGGCGTCAGCCATCCAGCTAGAAGGCAAGTCCATGCTAACGCCGACGGTCCCGGTTCGCGGCGCGTTTGCGCTAGCCGGAACCGATCCGTCGCGAATTTCGAGCTTCGCAGCCAAGCCGCCATAAGTCTCGAGAGCGTCGAGCATGGCGTTTCGAGCCGGTATCGATATCGAGATAGCCATTTCGTGTCGCTCCTAATTTATGCGCGCAATGTTTGACGCGTTATGCGGTGTTTCGGCTGGCAGCGAGCCCCCTCGCCTAGCCCCAGTCGACCGAGACGTGCGTTCCGCAGTCGGCACACAAGAGACACTCACGCGTCACGCTGAATGTCTGGCCCCGGCAGTCGGGGCATGATTGACGCGGCTCGCCGTCTGCCGGCAGGACCGGGCCGATCCGCTTCATCGCCATGCATTCACAGTTGGGACATTCGAACCACTTTGTCCCGATCGGAGCGACGACAACGCTTTCGCGATGGCCGCAACGATCACAAAGCATGGGGCCTTCAGTTTGCGGCGGCTCCAGCCTGGCGATCGGTTCCGGCTCTTGCTGTCGCGCTTGTCTCGCTGATTGAAGCGAGAAGATCGTCGCCGTCACCTGGCGAGCCCGCGGTTCAGCGCGCCACCGCCGGTCAGCGGCTTAAGGATCGCATTGATCAGATAGAACTTGTCGACGTGATCCGCCTCGATCGCGGCCTTCATCTGCGCGGCGTATGAAATTTCAACCGACCCGGCCTTGATCGACGAGATAGCCGATTGAGACGGCGAAGGCGCGGTCGCGCCAGAGCCAGCCAAGGGAGCCGCCAGGGCGAGCCTTGCAAGCTCGGCAGTCGCGGCGACGATCTGAGGCGGTACGCCGTCAACGTCCCAGCCTTCGGGCGTGTAGACCCCCAGGCGGGGCCATTGAAGGCCCTGGCCTTCGAATTCTCGCTCGCCCTTAAAGCGGTCGCCCCATTGCACATCGATGAATTGCGTCGCCCGCCGAATAGCCGCGTCCCGAAGTGTATCGCTTGCCGCGTCTGCGAACGTGCTGTCGGCTCGATTGAGCCAGTAGGCGAGAACCGTCGCGCGACTAGCGTACGCATCCGCGCTCGCGAGCCCCGTGCCGTTCTCGACGACTAGATCGGCCATTAGGAAGCCTTGCCGGTAATCTCAGTTTCTTTTGTCGACAGGTAGGCGTCGGCTTCGGTTGCATTCGCGGCCTGCCCGCCGAGGGCGTTCGCGAGCTTGACCTTCGCCTTCCATTGCAATTCGCGCCAGGCCGCCGGGAAGCCAGGAGCGAGCTCGCTAGGAACCGCAGGCGCGGCCGGCGCGCCGCCGGCGTCGATCAGCGGAGCCATAGCGTCGAGAACCTGATTTAGCTCCCCCGAGGTCAGAAGCGGCAGGCCCTTAAGGATAACGTCGACAGTAGCGAGCTCGATCGACGCGATCGCGGGAGCCTTGGGCATCAAGGCCGCACGATCGGCGGCCGACATGGCGTCGAGTGCGCCTTTGGCGACGTTCATAGCGCCGAATGCCGATATCAGCGACGCCAAGGTAAGCGGAATTTCTTCATTAGAGGGGGGAAAGGCCGGCCCCTTGGCCGGCTGATTGCCGAGAAGCATAGAGACTACGTCGCTATACTGATCGTCGAGCTCCGCTTGCTCCTTATCGTTCTTAACCGCCGCGGAGCGGTTGAGGTATTGAAGCTTGCGGTCTTCCAGGTCGACGTCAGACATTCCGTTGTCCCTTTCAAGAATAGACCCGGCGGGATTGACCCCGCCGGGTTATTGGTCAGCCGGCGCTTACGAGAGGCGCGACTTGATGAAGGCGAGCGGGATGTTCTTGCGGTTAAAGACGCGATCCCAGTTCGCCGCGGTCGCCAGTTCGGCCGAGGTCGCGCCAGGAACGGCCGCGACGCTTGCGTTCAGCCATTTGAAGCCGATCGGGTGAACGATCATGTGCTTACGCTCGATCAGGTCTTCGACGCCGCCGCCGTTGCCGGCCTTCTCGTCGCGAACAGTCGCGACGGCCTGCTTCGGAGCGCCGGCGCCCAAACGAATAGCGCCGCTTCCGAACAGGATAGAGGTGTAGACGGTCTTGTTCGCTGCGCCCGCGCCGTCGTTGATGCTTTCAACCGTGACCGGCATACTGTCGTCAACGATCACGCGCTTGCCCATAAGCGTCTCGAAGTTGAGCGCATTCGTCTCAAGATCGTAGTGCTCGAGAAGAGCGCCCTGCTTTTGCAGCGAGGCGTGAACGATCGAGTGAACGCCGATTGCGGCGATATCGTTCTTCGCGTCGCCCATTGTCTGCAAGCCGTCGATCAAGGTCGAGACTTGCAGCTTACGAGCCGCCGCGCCGCCGCTCGCATCGTTGATAGTCGAGATATTGACGAGCATGTCAGAGCTATCGTTTGCGATGTTATCAGCCAGCACGCCGAGCGCCGTCTGGATAATCATCTTTTCCGACCACGTCGCCCAATACTGAGCCGTCAGCCTGGCGATTGCGTCCATCGGGTCGGCCGCAATCAAGGCCCTCGCCAGGTCGGAGCTCGACCAGATTTGGTTGTACATATGCAGGCGGGCGGCCTGCATTCCGGTCGTAATCTTCTTCCTAGCGCCGATAACGCTGTCGTCGTCCGACGAAATGTTCGGGTCGGTTTTCGTCAGGTCTTTGAAGAAGGGAAGGTCGTACGTTCCGCCCTGGCCCGCGGCGAGCGCGTTCAGGTTGGCGTCGATTTCAGCAACGCCCGACTGAGCGAAGGCGTTAAGCTCGATCGACCTTTCCTGAGTGTAGGCGGTGTACTCGGGGCCGAATTGCAGGTCGGCGAGAGCCGTTGTCGTTGTAGGCATAGGGAGAGAAACCTTCTGAAATGTTGGGGCGCGCAAAGCGCCGCGGGGTGCGACGGTTCGAGCGCCAGGGCTTCCCTTGCGCCGGGTCTTGAAGCGACAGAGCTACCCCGCCGCTTCATTAAGTCCCGTCTTACGGTGTTTCGCTTTTCGTCAACGCATGGTCGCGCGCTTTTGAAAGCTCTCGGCCGATCGATCGCGCATTAGCCGGCGAGCTCGGCTTCTCGCTTCAGTTGATCAGCGAGCGCCGGGTTCGCTGTGCGAAGTTTGCTCTGCTCGGTAAGGTTCCACGTCGCCTTCTTGAATGGGTTCTTGCCCGATCCGCCTGCCTTGCGGTTCGCGCCGGCGCCGGCTCCCGATCCGCCGCCCTCGCCTTCGAAGGCGATCCCGAACTTCTCGTCGCGGCGAAGGCTTTCGACCAGGTCGCCGACCGTTCCTGGCGACCCCGCGTCGGAGAGGAATTCTTCGCCGGTGACGGCGAGAACCTTGCGAACGACCTTCCCCGTTTCCGGGTCGATCTCGCCCTTGACCCGGTTCTTCATCATCGGAAGCAGCAGGTCGACGTTACCCTTCTTCTTCACGATCTCTTCGGTTAGCTCGCGCGTAAGCGTTTCGTCGATCCTGGCCCGGTTAGCCGTCTCGAGCAAGGCGATCGCGTCGTTCTTTGCCTTCTCCGAAGCGGTTAGCTTGCGCTGATACTTGGCTTCGGCGGCCTGCTCGGCGGCCTTGGCGGCGTCGCCGGCGGCCTTTGGCGCATTGCGAACGCGATCGATAAGGTCGGCCGGCGTTATCTCGAGCTCGGCTGTCAGGGCGGTAAGCTCTTCGACGTCGATACCCTCGAAAGCCTTAAGCTTCGCCTTCAGGGCTGAATTAGACGCGAGCAATTCGCGGTTATTGGTCTTGAGCCCGTTCGTCTGGCCCGTGAGAAAGGCGGCGATCGCGCCCTTCGTCGTGTCGTTCAATTCGATCCCGAGCTTCTCGGCTAGTTCTTCGATCGTCATCCTATGGGCTTCCCATCTGCGCGCTTCCCCGGCTTCCGGGTTTGCTAGGATCGCAAAGGGCGGTGTTTCGGGTTCTCAGGTCTAGGCGTTCCGATCGTTGCCTTCGTGATCTGCGATCTCTTGCTTCGCCATAGCAATAGCCTCGACGACGTCTTCGTCGCCTGGGTTCTCGAGCAAGAGCGCCTCCATAGCGGCTAGAAATTCTTTCCAGGCTTGCAGCGGGGCGAAGGGTGAAGGCGCGTCGATTATCATCATGTAAGGCCCGCCACGATTGCGGCGATCTCGCTTTCGAATTGCTTCATCACGTCGGCCGATTGGCCGGCGAGCGTGTATTCGTACTGAAGTTGTTTCCGCTCGACCATTACGAGCATAGTTAAGTGTGCGCTCATGCGGTCAGCTTGATCGTAATTGATTGTCCCGGCTCTTATTAGCGACTGAAGTCGCCCATTCACTTGATTATTTGCGGTGCTCCACTGTCCCGCCACGGTTCGCGGGAGGGCTGTCGACCCATCGATCGGCTTTGAGAAGAACGAAGACCCATTATGAGCGTGCGCCCATATCCCGCCCTTGAAGCCGGGATAATGGGCCGCCCCGACGTCGGGGCCTGACAGGGAAGAAGATCGCGGGTGATTGTGATGAAAGACGAGCCGGCGAGACGGGTCGTTCATTGCCGCAATCATCTTCGGCGTGAATGAGACAGAAGCCTTCTTTCCTTTGTTTCGATCGATGATCTCGCCAGTATTCTCGTCGATCGCGACAAGGTGCTCGACCCCGGTTTTCAATCCCCTTTCGACGACCCACTCGCGCGCTTCGGCGTTCGAAGCCGCGAGCGCGGCCTCGATCGGCGTCCGTGATACGCCAGGCGTTGCCGCTCTCGGCGTAGGTGACGGCTTTGGGGTCGGCGGGGCTTTCACGCCTGGCGCCCCCCCGTTTTGCTTGATCAGGTCGGTAAGCGTCAGCGGCCGGCCGCTTGTCGCAAGCAAGTCCGTCTGGCTGATACGGCCGGCGCGGAAGAGCTCGGCGCGACCAGGCCCGAAGAGGTCGTCTTGTTTCTGCTTCGACAGGCCCTTGAAGAAGTCGTCGAAGGTGACGCCCGCCGGCTCGGTTTCCATGTCGAGAACCGAGACAATGATCGACCGGCAGCGCCAATGAAGCGGCGGGGCGCTGAAGGTCTGGTTATGCCCGACCGGGTCGTATCCTTCGCCGAGCTTCCATCGCAGGCCGTGCCGCCCCGAGCATATCAGCGTCGTTCGGCTGTCGAGAATTGAGTAATGCTGAACGCCTTCGACGACGTCGGCGTTCTGCTTGTAAACTTCCATTTGTGCGGCGTTGGCGATCGAATTAACGGACGTCCTAACAAGGCTTTCGGCATTGCGGCGCGAGACTGCCATAATGCCGTCTTTGAAGCCTTCCGCCCTTGTGCCGCGAACGCGACCAATCAAGTCGGAAATGCTTTCACCGCCAGCCACGCCTAGCTGCATCTGGCGGGCGAAGTTAGCCGACATAATTCGGCCTTCGGCGGCCCAGTAGTCTGCCGCGATGCCACCTAATACGACCGGCTGACTTGTCAGGGCCTCGAGAACGGAAGTCGGAGCAAGCGCAACGTCGGCCGTGACGCCTGTCGCGTTGAAAGTCTTCTGAAGGCTCGCCGACTTCCAGCGCGCCTCATCTTTGGCAAGCTCGGGAAGCTCGCCGGTCGCTTCCTTGGCGATCCGGTCATATCGCGCCTTGATCTCGTCCGAGACTTCGCGCTTCAGCTTTCGAAGTCGTTCCGCTCTTGCGGCCGTGTCTGCCGGGTCGAAGGCCGACAGCTTCGCGACGACTTCTCGCTCGAGCTCCTGTATCAGCCGAAGAACGCGATAGTTCAGGTCGGACGAATAGCGATCTCGAGCGACCCCGCGCGCCGCAGCGGCCATAGCCTCGGCCTTTTGCGCGTCGCTGTAATTGGGCGGGGCAACGTTGCGAGGCTTGCGCGCCATGCGTTAGGCGATCGGCGGGGCCGGCGGCTCGTCCTTGAAGAAATAGCCGCCCGTCATGAGACGCCAGCCGGCGCGAACCGTGCGCGGAAAGGTTGCGGCGACAAGAGTTCCGCCAGCCAGGCCGGCAATAAGGGCGATCGCGCTCATATGTTTCCGCTCCATAGGTTTGGGGCGGTTGTGCGGTGTTTCGGTCAGTCGTCGATCACGACGCGACGCTTCACGACTTTCCAGGCGCGAAGAGCGCGAACGAAAGGCTCCCCTCGATATCCTCTCGAAAGCCCCATTCGGTTGTAATGACCAGAACGGCCGCCTTATTCGACCGACGCATTCCGACCCACTGAACCCGAACGCCGTTTTCTGGCGCGTTGAGGTGCTTTCGAATTCTCTCTTCGATGCCGTCGCACATTGCTTCGGGCGAGTTCCAGTT